AAACTGGTTCTATTGAAGATAGAGCTAAGTATACAAGAGCCAAACAAGAATTTGAAGCAGAAAATGCAGGAGGTAATGAATAATGGCAAATATAGACAATAAATTACATTCAGGAAATCAATTTATTTCAAATGATATTTTAGAAGAATTACAATTAGTAAATCCTAATGTTTCTCCTATCATATCTCATATTTTAAGAGGTGGAAGAGTAGATAAAACTGACTCTACTACTATTGAATGGGTAGATCATTATGAAAGAAAAGTATCATCAACTTTAAAAAAGGTCTTGGCAACAGCTGACACTGAAATTCAAGTAGTAGATGCTGACATATTAGTAAAAGATGCTTTACTATCTATTGGAGATGAAATAGTAAAAATTACTAATGTTAAAACTGATAATAAGGCAGATATTACAAGAGGTTATGCTGGAACTACTGCAACAACAGGAAATATATCAATAGGGACTTTGGTGCAAAGTTTAGGTATAGAAATGGAAGAAGGAGGAGAATTAAAGGCTTCAACTGTTAGATTGCCAGTTCATATTACAAATAATACTGGAATTATCTATGAACAATATAAAGTTACAGAAACAGCAAAACACTTAAATCCACATGGACAAGGTGGCTTATCTGTAAGAGAATTGGAATCACAAAAGAAAAAAGATGAATTGTTAGGAATTATGGAAAATAAATTTTTAAATGGAGTTAAATTCACAAGTGGAAATTTAAGAATGTCAGGTGGAGTAAAAGCATTAATTAAAGAACATGGAATAGTTATAGATGCTAATAATAAACCTTTTTCATTAGATTTATTAGATGATGTTGTAAAGGCAATAGTTGATAAAGGAAACCCAGGAGCAGCAGATTTAAAAGCTGGTTTCTATTCTTTATGTGTTCCTTATACAATTGTAAGAAGTATCAATAAATTGAATAAGGATACTGTTAGAACAGATATAACTGAAAAAATAACAGGAACTAGAATTGAAGAAATAGTTACTACATCTGGTACTGTATCTGTATTTCCAGCAACTTCATTAGCAGAAAATGAGTTTATATTAATGAACTTAAATGAAGCTAGAATAAAACAATTATATCCAATTAAAGAAGAAATTGGAGCTAAGACAGAATTAGCTGATAATTATTTCTTGCATGGAGAATATGCACATCAAATAACAAAATTGCCTTTCCAAGTGCATGTTAAAAATGTGAAAATATCATAGGAGGTTGTAATGGCAAAAGATAATAAAAAAGAAAATGAAGAAATGATTGAAGGATTAAAAGGAGCTGTATTAGAAACAACTTTTAAATCTAGTTATAAAAATCTAATTATAGCTGGAACTTCTATTCAATTCAAAGATGGAGTTTACTCAACATCTGATGAGAATGAAATAGAAATATTAAAAAATAATAACCTAGTGGCAGAGGTAGGAGAATAAAAAACTCCTGCTTTTTTCATATTTGGAGGTTATAAATATGGAAGAAATTTACAATAAAATAATTGAAAAAGTGAAAGGATTAACAACTATTAGCAACGAGGCTAGGTTGAAAATTCAAGTAACTATTTTAGTTAGAAAATCTTTAAATTTTATGAACAGAGATGATTTTCCAGTTGAACTCATAGAACCGTTTGCAGAGCATTTGGCATTAAAAGCCTTTGAAGAAACTGAAATAAAAGGCAATATTTCTAAGGTAACGGAAGGAGATACAACAATAGAATACAACGCATCTAACAATACTACTGATGAAATGTTTTTAGCGTTAAAAAGCCAATTATTTAGGTTTAGAAAGGTTGGTACTGTATGAATATTTTAGATAAATTACATAATGACAGAGTTACTGTTATTCGTTCCGTTGCATTTACTGATGAGTATGGTGGGGCTTTTGAAAAGTATGTAGAAATATTAAAAGATATCCCTTGTAGGCTTTCACAAAAATGGTTGAGAAGTGTTATACCGGGACAAGTCAATAGCAGTTCACAGGAATATAAACTCTTTGTAGGTTTGGATGTAGATATAAAACAAAATGATTTATTAAAAGTTACTAGAAAAGCAGATAGAGCTATTTATATGTTCAAAGCATCAAAACCTTTGGCATACAACATAATAAAACACAAGGAGATAGTTTTAACTGAAGTATCTGAAAATGAGGTGGATTATGGAGCTTAAAGGGTTTAAAGAGCTTGACAAAATTCTTGACGAAATAAAAACTCAAGCTCCAAAATCTACTGAAAGATTTTTAATGCTACAAGCAGAAGAATTAAAGAAAGATGTTAAAGATTTAACACCAGTTGATACGGGAACATTAAAGAACTCTTGGCAAAGGGAAAATGGAAAAAGATTAACTGGTAAAAAATTTACTCAGATTGTGTTTAACATGACTGACTATGCAGCACATGTTGAGTATGGCCATAGAATTGGAAGAAGTAAAACTAAATTTGTTAGAGGTAGATTTATGCTAAGAACAGCAGTGGCTATGAGACAAATTAAATTCTATAAAGATTTAAAAAATTTTTATGGAGGATTGATAAAGAAATGAAATGGATAGATATAAGGAATGCATTAAATAACATTATTTCTGAAAAATTAAAAGTGAACCCATATAGTGAGGATATAGATAGTATCAAAAAACCTTGTTTTTATATAGATTTAGTTAGTTATAAAAAAGAATTTAACTCTGAATATAGAGAGCTAAAAACTATAGATATTGATATTATCTATTATCCAAAAACTAATGGAAGGCTTACTAATGCTGAAATATTAGAAAATTTAGAAAACTTAGATGATGCATTTGAAATAGAAGGTAAAAAGGTTTTACATGTACTGGATAGATTTCTAACTCTAAGAAATACAGATATAAAAATTGTAGATAGAGTTGGGCATTATGTATTTACATTGAGTTTATATGACTTATATGGAAAACCTTATGATTATGAGTTAATGAAAGATTTAAAATTGAGATTTAAACAAGGAGGTAGCAATTAATGGGAAATGAAGTAGGACAAATAAAGCCATTCCCTGATTTGAAGGTCGCATTTGAAACTTTGGCTAGAACAGCTATACAAAGAAGTGCTAGAGGAATTGCTTGTTTAATATTGAAAGATAGTAAAAAAACTACTAAATGGGTTACATTAAAAACTATAGCTGATTTAAAAGATAAAGAGTGGGATGCTAAGAATGTTAAGTACATTAAATTAGCAATGCACTATGGAGCTAAGAAAGTACTAATTAGAGTACTACAAACAGGAGAAAACTTAGATGATGCTTTAGGTGAATTTAAACAAAGAAAAATGCATTGGTTAGCTTATCCTGGTGCAGAACAAGCAGATGACCAAAAACTTGTAACTTGGGTTCAACAAGTTTTTGGAACAGATGGGGCTATTGGGAAAAATGTAAAATATGTATCTAGTTTTGCAAATAATACGGATCATGTTGCTATTGTGGAACTCGCTAATCCAGGAACATATAAATCTATATATGGAGATTTTACAGCTCAAGAATATACTGTAGCAATTGCAGGGCTTATAGCTGGAATGCCAATTAACAGATCCGCTGATAATAAGGTTATGAGTGATTTAATTGAAGTTGAATACTTTGAGCCTAAACTAGGTAAATTCTCTCTTTATATGGATGATGAAAAAGTTAGAGTTAACTATGGAGTAAATTCAAAAACTACTTTTGATAGCATTTGGAAAAAAGATACTAGAAAAATAAAAGTAGTTGAAGGAATGGGATTTGTAACTGATGACATCAAAGATACATTTAGAAATTACTGGTTAGGTATTTATATATGTGATTATAATAATAAGATGAACTTCTGTTCTAATGTTACAAAAGTTTATTTTAAAGAAATGGCTCCAAATGTCTTAAATGGTGACTATAACAATATGATAGAAATAGATTATGAAGCACAAAAAAGATTAGTTGTATTAGATGGAAAAGATCCAGATGATTTAACAGAAATGGAAATCTTAAAATATCCATCTGGTGATGATGTATTTTTAACTGGTGATGTTAGATTTTCTGATACTATGGCTAATTTGAGCTTAATTATTAAAATGTAATAGGAGGTTATAATGGCAGATACAAATATAAGAGGTTATCATACCATTGCTGGTGCTCATGGAACTCTTTGGATAGACAATGAAAAAATAGCAGAGTTTACAAAAGTAAATGCAAAAGTAACAGCTGACAGAAAAGATGTACAATTAGGGCTATCTGTGGATAGTAAAATTGTAGCTTTAAAAGGTGAAGGGAGTGTTACACTTGAAAAAGTATACTCAAGAGGAAAAAA